AATGGATAATAACACAGATTATCGTATGGTAAGATTAACTGATGGTACTACTATCATGGGTAGTATTGTTGTTGATAAAGATTTCCTACGAATCACAAACGCATTAGAATTACACACGATACAAAGGCAAACAGAGGTAGGTGCTAAAGAAGACACTACTTTAAAGCCTTGGATATCTTTTACAAATGATAAGACTTTTGTTATTCCACGAGATAAAATACTAGTAATCACCCAAGCGGACAACCACATATCACATTATTACGAAGTTATATTAACTAAAATACTTAAAGAAAAAAAGAACGTTAAGCCTGTATTATCTGCGGAAGAAATGGATAAGATATACGCTTTGGCAGATCAGATGGATCAAATGCAAAAAATAGATCAAAGAGAAGCACAATGGTCGGAAGAAGATTTGATTGATTTATTTCAAAAGAAAACTATTCATTAAGATATGGTAGCTAAGGTGGTTCCTCAAGCGACTACATAGTCATTATATCATAGATCCTAGGACTGTCAAGCAGATCAAAAAAATAATTAATTAATACAACCAGCTTTACATCTTGCTATAAAAATGTTATAATGAATGTATAAATCAAGAAAGATAAATTATGAGTGAAACAAAACAAAGTAAGGCAAAACTGAAACCACATTATGTAGATAATAAGAAGTTTCTATTTGCTATGATTGAGTACCGTGAAAAAGTTCAAAAAGCGGAAGACAAGAAAAGAACAAAACCAATGGTAACTAATTATATTGGTGAGTGTTTTTTAAAGATTGCTAATCACCTTTCTTATAGACCTAATTTTATAAACTATACCTATCGTGACGACATGATATCAGACGGTATAGAAAACTGTTTACAGTACATGAGAAATTTCAACCCAGAGAAATCTAATAATCCATTTGCATATTTTACACAGATTATATATTATGCATTTATCAGAAGAATACAAAAAGAAAAGAAACAGCAAGATGTTAAGGCTAAACTGATTGCAAGTTCTGGTACTGAAATGATGTTAGATACATTAACTGGTGATGACGCTCAATACAAGAATCAGATGTTAGAGTTTCTACAAAGAAATGTAAAAGAAAGTGTACCATCAGAACCTAAAAAAGTGAAGAAGAAGAAAAAATAGATAATGAAAATAGCGTTGTTGAATGATACTCACTTCGGTGTGAGAAACGATAGTATGATCTTTGATGACTTCTTACATAAATTCTATGAAGAAGTATTTTTCCCATATCTGGATAAACATAACATCAAGACGCTTATTCATTTAGGTGATGTGGTTGATAGAAGAAAATATATTAACTTTAGAATTGCTGATAACTTTAAAAAGAAATTCTTACAGAAACTATGGGACAAGAAGATTGATACTCATATACTAATAGGTAATCACGATATATACTTTAAGAATACAAATAGTGTAAATGCTTTACAACAGTTATGTACTGCACCTGACGGCATTAATGAGCCATGGATATATGAAGAACCTAAGGTAGTAAACTTTGATGGTCTTGATATATTAATGTTACCTTGGATAAATCCTGAGAATCAACAACAATCATTTGATATGTTAAACACAGCGAAGGCTGATGTGTGCATGGCCCATTTAGATTTAAATGGTTTCTATATGCATGAGAACATAACACAAACACATGGATATGATAAGAGTATCGTAAAAAGATTTGATAAAACATTTAGTGGTCACTTTCATACAAAGAATGATGATGGTCAAATATTCTATCTAGGCAATCAATATGAAATGACTTGGTCAGATTATGGTCAAACAAAATACTTTCATATACTAGATACTGAAACAAGAGAGATAGAAGCTATACCTAATCCAAATACTATATTTGCAAAATTAATGTATAATGATACCGATACAAACTATGATGACTTTGATATAAGTCATTTACATAATAAATTTGTAAAGCTTATTGTTGTCAGTAAGAAAAACAATGAGATGTTTGATAGATTACTTGACAAGTTATATAATAAAATAACTGTACATGAGTTAAAGATACTAGAAGATTACTCCGACCTTAATGCCAATCTAGTAAGTGATGATGTTGTAGAGGGTACGGAAGATACAATGACACTTGTTAATAATTATGTAGATCAACTACCTGTCGATTTAGATAAAGATAAATTAAAAAATATGATTAAAGAAACATTTGTGGAAGCACAAGATAGTGATATAACAGCAGAATGATAGTATTTAAAAAGATAAGATATAAAAACTTTCTATCAACAGGTCAACAGTTTATAGAGATACAGTTAGATAGATCAGCCAAGACATTAGTTGTTGGTGAGAACGGTGCAGGTAAATCAACTATGCTAGACGCATTATGTTTTGGTTTATTTCAAAGGGCATTTAGAAGTATTAAAAAAGAACAAATGGTCAATAGTATCAATGAGAAAGATTGTGTCGTAGAGGTAGAGTTTATTATTGGTCAGAATCAATACAAGATTGTAAGAGGTATCAAACCTAATATATTTGAGATATGGTGTAATGGTGTCATGTTAAATCAAGACGCAGCCGTAAGAGATTATCAGAAACATTTAGAATCTACAATATTAAAATTAAACTTTAGATCATTTACACAAGTTGTTATATTAGGTAATGCTTCGTTTGTTCCTTTTATGCAATTAAGGGCCAGACATAGAAGACAAGTTGTAGAAGAAATATTAGATATAGAGATATTTTCTAAAATGAATTTAATGTTTAGAGAGAAAGTTAAAGCACAAGATGAGTTAATTAAACAATCAGATTTTAATTCTCAACTAATAGAGGGTAAGATAGATTCTCAAAAGAAACACATAGAAGAATTAAGTGGTAATAATCAACAGACAATTGATAAAAAAATATTAGAAATGCAACAAGCTGAAACAGATATAGGTAACTATATGTTAGATATAGATAGAGTATCTGCTGAGAAAACTGCTTTACAAAATGAAATAATAGATGAAACTAAAATAAATAATAAGTATAAACAACTTCATAATATGGAGGCAAAGTTAGAGAATACTTGTAGTAAACATAAGAAAGATTTACAATTCTTTGAAACTCATAATGATTGCCCTACCTGTCAACAGACTATTGATGAAGCATTTAAAACAAGTATTATTGATAAGAAGAAGAACAAGGTCATTGAAATAGATAGTGCTATGAGTCAGTTAGTAAAAGAAATTACAACTACCGAAACTCGATTGACGAAGATCAATGAAACAATGATTGCGGTAAGAGAAAAAGAATTATTGATTAATAGATACGAAACATCTATATCAGAAATTAAGAAATACATTAATAGTAAACAAAATGAGATTGATGAATTGTCAGATGATAAGTTTACAACAGGTGTGGCCACTGGTCAACTTACAGAATTACAAGAACAACTTACCGAGGCAGAATCAGCTAAGGTTAAACAAAAAGATGAAAAGAATTATTTAGATACTGCTAGATATCTTATGCAAGACACAGGTATTAAGACAAAAATTATTAAACAATATCTGCCGATAATGAATCAGTTTATTAATAAGAATTTAGCAGATATGGATTTCTTTGTTAATTTTACTCTTGATGATGAGTTTAATGAAACAATTAAATCAAGATATCGTGATGAGTTTAACTATCATTCTTTTAGTGAGGGTGAGAAGTTAAGAATAGATTTAGCAATACTATTTACTTGGAGAGAGATTGCTAAGATGAAAAACTCCATGAATACAAATCTATTAATATTAGATGAGATATTTGATAGTTCATTAGACGCTTCAGGTACAGATGAGTTTATGAGAATATTAACAAACAAACTAGCAAAAGAAAATGTTTTTGTTATTTCACACAAGGGTGATACTCTAATAGATAAGTTCCCTAGTATATTGAAATTTGAAAAATATAAAAACTTTACAAGGATGGCATAATGGCTGAGAAACTAACACCAGAAAAGATAGAAGAAATTGCTAAGAATTACGAGAACATACAAGCAGGTAAAGTTCCGATAATCAAAAGTGAAAAAGAAGAAATTAAGATAGACCCAAAATATCTTAAAGAAGTAAAACCTGAAAAGAGGTTACTACCTTTAATACCACCTAGTGATCCTAGATTATTAATGCAGATTGCACCTTTCCTTGATGACACTTTAAAAGAGTTTGATTTCAAAGATAGAGTTGATCTTTCAAAAGTAATGTATGACAGTATGGTTAAGTATGGTGGACTTGGTCTATCTGCTAATCAAGTCGGACTACCATATCGTATGTTTGTTATGGGTGGCCACCCAGAGATAGAAGATGGTAAAGTAAGATCAGTATTTAATCCTTTGATTAATGATGTCAGCGAAGAAACAGTAAACTTCAAAGAAGGTTGTTTATCTTTCCCATTCTTATTCTTATCAATCAACAGACCTAAATGGTGT